CTGCATGCGGATGGTGTCGCCGTAGCTCTTGGTGGCCGACATGATGACGGCGTCTGGCAGCAGGTTCCACTTGGCCTCGCCGGTCTTCGGGTCCGGCGTGTTCATGCGCGCCTTGACCTCGCCCAGGTACATCGGGATCAGCTCGACCAAATAGGGGCTGGTGCCGACCGGATCGGTCCAGGAAGCGCCAGGGTCAAAACGTAGGTTTTCAATCGGGATCAGGCGCACTTGCGGGCGGTCCAGCTTCTTCTTTTCGTTGTATTCCCAATACTGGTAACTGGCGACGACACCCACTGTCTGCGCATCCTGGTACGCGCCCACCAAGGTCAGGAACCATGGAATGCTCTTGGTCAGGCGGTACTGCAGCAGCTCGAACATCATGGCGGCGCTGGCCTGCTGCACCGGATCGTTGTCGTTCTCCGCGCCGATTTGCACCACGTCCTTGGTCGAAAAGAAGGCTTCGGCGGCCACCGCTTCATTCTTGCGGATCGTGGCGCGCGTCTTGGGCCGGAACAGGCGCGACCGGCTCTTGTCGGCCAGGTACTTGGAGCCGACCGGGTGCTGCCCCTGCGACTGGCGCAAGTCGGCCTCGATCTGCTGCCGGATCGAAGCGTCAAAGTAGGACGTGGACGCGGTGTAGGCATCGCGTGCCAGCGTCAGCCAGTCGGGAGGGGAAGTGGTCATCATGTGTCGAATGTGAATTCGCCCTTGAAGTCGGTTTTAAGGTCCGCGTACTGCTGCTCGTTGAAGCGGCCAACGTTCAGGCGGTAGCGCTCCAGCAGTTCGCCGCCCGCACGGATCACATCGGCCTTGAACGCACTGGCGCTGTAGATATCGGGAATCTTGAGGACAAAGCCCATGTTCCCCGACAGCAGCAGGTTGCGGATGATGCACAGCCCGGTCTTGGAGTCAGCCGACACCGCCCACAAGTGCGGCGCGGGATAGTGCGCCACCAGCGCATCGGCCATGGTCTTGGCCATGATGTGGTCGTTGGCGGTGGTGACAGCCGTTTCGTCCAGGCCGTTGAGCAGTCGTGTCATTGGGGTGGTCCTGTTTGAGGGGTTGACCTTGCCCGGTCTTCCCAGCTTGGGACGCAGCGCACCGGCGGCGCGGGCGTCAGTTGTCGTACTGGTCTGGCTCTGTTTCGGACTGGATCAAGCTGGCCTTCTCGTTATCCGATAGCCACTGGTACTGTTCCCAGCTGTAGTAGTGCTTGATCGCTTCCGGCAGCGCGTCGTAGTCGGCGCGCGCCAGATCGCGCTTCTCGTCCATGGCCTCTTGGCGGGTGCGTGGGAAGCTCACAGTGCAGGCGCCGCGTCTGCCACGCTGCCGATGAAGCGGAAGGATTCGATGGTCCCGATCTCGCCGCGCAGGGGTTCCAGGCTGGGCAGATAGGCGTCGGCGCGCTGGGCGTAGCGCTGGCGGCTGCGTAGCATCAGGTACTGGCCGCGCGGCGTCATGTTGAACAGGTCGGCACCGCGCCAGCAGCGGCGCGATATCTGCCAAATCAGGTAAGGCATGGGCGGCTCCTTCAAGGTGGCGGTGCCTCGTTCAGCGGGCGCGGGTCGTACAGCGTGTTGTCGGTGCGCGTGCGCCCATTGCTGAACGTGTAGGTGCCGCCGGGGGATGGCGTGTTCGCTTCCGGGTCGGCCAGCCCGACCTCGTTGGACCAGAGCTGGTCGGTGAAGCTGGGGATGGTTGGATCAAGCATGTCAGCCCCCTTTGAAGCCGCGGCCCTGGTGCTTGGCGGACGCTGGCACATGGTTGTTGGCGGCGTTATGCGTGTCGGTGCGCACCACGCCGCGCGGGGTCGTCACGCTGGGCACCACGCGCTGGCTGGCAGCGACTGGCGGGCGGGCCATCGGCGACAGCGCGGGCGGCATCGGCGGCTGCTGCACCGGCGCGACACTGGCGACCGGCTGGGGTGGCATCGGGGCTTGCACTGGCGACGGTGGCAGCGGTGGCATGAGCTTGGGCATAGCGTGTCCTTGGGTCAGATGTACTGCACTTCATTGCGGTAGGTGATCAGGCGCGGTTGGCTGGCCTGCACGGTGAACACGATCTCGACGCCGTGGAACTGGTCAGGTGCGATCAGGTCCCGATAGAACCTTTGCTCGCTGTACAGCTCGGGCTTCAGCGCCGGGTGCAGCTCGAAGCGCAGCGGCTGTCTGCCCTGGTAGTCCTTGATATGCTCGTAGAGCGCGTGTTCCAGCATGTGCGTGACGCCGCACACCAGTTCGGGCAGTTCCATGCGTGGTTTCTCCGATAAAGCCGCAATCCGGCTTGCATAGCGGGCCGTGGCGGCGTTTAAATGGATGCGCTGGTATGTTCCTACCAGCAGAAACAGGGGTTGAGCGAGCGCGCCAGCAGCACCACCGCAGCGGTTGCTGCGGCCAGCATCAGCAGCCCGAGCAGCATCGCAAGGGCCTGGACGATGGGACCGGGTTCGGTGTAGCGACGACGGCAGCGGGTACGCATGGTGTCCTCCGTGGCTTCGGTGCGGCGGGCCGCTGGCTTACATGCCGTCGGCGTAGGTCTCCGGCTCCAGCATCCGTTCGTCGATCAGGGTTGGCGGCACCGGCTCCATGTCATGGATGCGGCTCACCGCGTCGATCAGGTCCTTCTTGGCGCTGAAGGGATACGTGAGGAATTCTTCCAGGAACCCCTTGTTCAACGAATACACGTTGCCCTCGTGATCTCTGCGGCTGACTGGCTTGAAGATGCGGAAGGCCTGCCCCTGCTCGCGGATGCGGCGTTGGTTGCTGGTCTCCGTCTGCGTCACCGCAGCCAGGAAGAACTTGTGCGCCATGAAGTCGGGCTGCAAACGCTGCACCCTGTCGTCCTTGGCCTGCGCACCGTCGCTGGTCCAGTTCAACTCCGCGATCTCGAATGCGTCTTTGTCACGCTGCATCTGTTCCTCGAAATACTCAAGGTCCGCTTGCATCCCGTAACGCTCATATCCGACGCGCACCATCTGCACGCCCGGTTGTGCGAGCCACACCTTGCGCAGGCCGCGCAGGGCTTCCCAGCGCTCGCGTAGGCCCATCTTGTGGCGGTAGCCGTCCAGCAGGTACTTGTTGCCGCCGCTGTCGATGCCGACAACGGCCATCGCCGTGTTGTCCGATCCCTTCTTTTTGCTGTGGGCCGGGTCCACCATGATGTAGACGTTCAGGGTTGCGGGCCTGATGTCGATGAAGCTCAACCACTCCTTGCGGAACATAGCCTCATTGCCAGCGGCGGGATTTTGCAGTTGTTGGCACGCTATCGTCGCTGGTCCCTGCACCAGCTTCTTCGCGGCCCACGCTTCGGGCGTCAGGAATACCGGCACTCCATCGGGCATGCCGTTGTGGGTGGCGGCGAACAGGCGCGGAATCAGCGCGCCGCGCTCCAGAATGTCGTTGTAGCTGTCGGCAAAACTGTAGCGGGTCCCAAAATGCCATGCGCGCGTCTTGCCGTCCTCGCCGCGTGCGCCCAGATTGTCGGACAGCTCCCATGCACTGGTGGTCTTGCTCACTTGGTCCGGCGTGCTGACGGACTCGCGGGTGACAACGTCGTCATATACGCGCAGCATGAAGTGCGCCCCGGTTGGCTGGCCATCCACCAGCCCATGTGCTTCGACTGACGCCTCTTTTGGGTTGCTGCGGCGGCGTACCACGATCCCTTTTTCTTCGGACCACTTGGACGACTCGTTGCGCGGGTCGGCGTACAGCACGTCCGGGTAGGTCTCTTGCAGCTCCCTGTTCGCTTCCAGCTCCTGCTTGATCTGGAGTAGGAACTTGCGGGCGACCGGCTTGGTGTGGCTGAAAATCCCGATGGTGCACTCAGGGTTAATCAGTAGCTCCTGGATGATGCCAGCGAACGTCCCAAGGGTTGACTTGTAATGCTCGCGCGCCCAGAGGTCCAGGTGCCCATCCGGGGCCGCTTCCAGCTCGCGGCAGCGCGCGTACAGCCACGGATGCACCGCATCAAGCCGGTGCAGCAGGCGCGTCAGCAAGTAGAACCGATCATTCCTCCCCAGCCAGGCCTTGCCAGGCATGCCGTACTGGCGTTCGACCAACTCCCACAAGTCGGCCACCCTGGCGAACGGCGCGGCCTGCAGCGCGGCGCGGATTTCAGTGGGTAGTGTCAGCATCGTGTGGTCCAGTGTTGCAAGTGGTGTTTGTCCTTGCACTCTGCGGGTGCGTGTCTATACTGCACCTAGCGGGTGCATGTGCCCCGCACAATCAGCGAATGGAGGTCTACATGAATCGCACCGAACACAAACGCTTCGCCCTCTCGCGTGGCGTGTCGTCGGAGGAGTACGACAAGCTGAATGAACCCAAACCACCAAAGGATGGCGGCATGAAAAAGATCATCAACGGCGTGCGCTACGACAGCGACAAGGCCGAAGTGGTGGGCAGCGCATCCGCAAGCGGAGTGGGACGGAGTGACTTTTCGTGGTGGGAGGCCACGTTGTATGTCACGCCAACCTCGCGCCGTTACTTCCTGGCTGGTGAGGGTGGGGCAATGTCGCGCTTCCGCCAGCCAGTCGGCAACAATGGGTTTTCTGGCGGGTCCGATCTCGTGCCGATGACGCCGGAAGAAGCGCTGGATTGGGCTGAAACGTTCCTGTCCGTGGCCGAAGTAGAGCAGCACTTCGCCGACCGCATCACCGACGCCTGACGGCACTACTATGCTGACCATTACTGAAACCAAGCAGAGCGGAGCAACGCATGTGTGGACTGCGGAACATGAGGACGACTTCTGCGTCAAGGTGATGCGCGCCATACCGCGCGGCACCTGGAACCCTGACTGGTCGTTCGCCCAATTCTGCGCCTACCTCGCCGCCGACCTGCGCGACCTCGACATAGTGGAATCGTGACAGACCCAGCGCCACCCAAGAATCCGGCCCACAGCCGGATTTTTTTCGTCTGTCCCCTACTCGCTGGCGTCAGCATCGCCCGTAGATTGCTCCAGGCGGCGCTTAAAGGCCGCGCGCAGCTCGGCGAAGCCGTCGCCGATATCCACCGTCACGGATGCCTCGGGCGCGTCGTCAGCGTCCAGCGAACGTATCTTGCGGATGGTCTCGACCGCGCCCTTGTTGGCCTCCACGATCAGTTTCACTTCCTTCGGATGCTCCACCTGGTCGCACATGACCAGCAGCGCCGCCATGCACTTGCGGGCCACCGTTAAGCCCATGTTCATGTCGGCCACGTCCTGGCTGGCGGCGTCAGCACGCAGTTGACGAACTTGAGTAATAGTAAGGTCGTTCGTCACCTGTTCGTCAAGTGAGAAGCCCGCCATGGCCTCGCGCACCATCGTGCGCTTCAGATCGACATTGCCTCGCACCCATCCGTGCTTCTTCGCATGCCGGCGCAGCGTGGCCTCCGGGATGCTGTATTTATTGGCCAGCGCATTGATCGACCAGCCCCCCGCGTGGTATTCCAGCTCGGCGGCGTCGAAGTCGTACTGCGCTGGCTCCGTTGTCGTGGTAGCCATATCTCATCCTTGAAGTATGTAGCGTAATGCTATATAGTGGAAAGACGGGCTATTCGGCCCGCACTTGCTATCTCTCTGAAAGGAATCATCATGATTGCCGCTCTGACGAATCAGCAGCTCCTGCGCGCCGCCCCATCGATCTTCGCCACCACGGCATGGGCCGAGGTGTCCGACAAGTACGCCTTCATTCCGACCATTGACGTAGTGGAAATGATGCGCAAAGAGGGCTTCTTGCCGGTCAAGGCCCAGCAAAGCGCTTGCCGCATTGAGGGCAAGGGCGAATTCACTAAGCACATGGTCCGCTTTCAACGTGCGCAGGACATGGTTGACCGTCAGGCGCTCAATCCTGGTCATCACTTCTATGCGAAACATGGCGAGCTGGAACCTGAAATCCCTGAAATCGTACTGGTCAACTCGCATGACCGCTCCAGCGGCTTCCAGCTCGAAGCGGGCCTGTTCCGCCTCAAATGCTCCAATGGCCTGATGGTCAAATCCAGCGACCTGGGCGCGATCAGCCTGCGCCACTCTAGCAACGTGGGCGGCATGGTGATCGACGGTTGCTGCCGCATCATAGAGACCATGCCGCAGGTACTGGAGCATGTCGATGTCATGAAGCGTATCCAGCTTGACCGGGGCGAGCAGGCCGCGTTTGCCGCCGCCGCTGTGCAGCTACGCTACCCTGCCGACCTGGACGGCAACAGCACCGCGCCGTTTGAGCCTGCTGCACTGCTGCGCCCGCAACGCCGTGATGACACGCTGCCCGACTTGTGGACCACCTTCAACGTGGTGCAGGAAAATTTCGTCAAGGGCGGCATTGCTGGGCGCGGCACCACTGGCAAACGGATGCGCACGCGCGCCATCAAGTCGGTCAATGAGGACCTGCGGTTGAACAAAGCTCTGTGGGTCCTGGCCGAGCGCATGGCCACGTTGAAAGCCTGACCCACGCATTGCCGGGGCCGTGCGCCCCGGTTCGTCACCTCGTCACTTCCCCTCGTCACTCACTCAAGGAGTTCGTCATGACACATCAAGTCAGGCTGGAAAAGAGCAAGCATCGCGGCTGGCAGGCAACCACCGATATCCCACTGGAAGCGCCGCGCGTGCTGCGGCTCAATACCAGCAAGCGCGAGCAACATGGCCGCGCCGCTGGTGTCAGCACCTACGCATCGGTGCACAAGGTCGATGGTCCGTTCATCACCATGGACCTGTTCGGTGACTTCAGCAAAACCGTGGCACTGGACGCCAGCGCGCGCAGCACCGAGAAGACCGTCACGCTGGTGCATGCGCAGGCGCTGGGCCAGCTCGATGCCATCCTGGCTGAGGTCAAGGCATACTACGCGGCCAAGGACGCCAAGGAAGCCCAGCGGGCGCATGCGGCCTAATGCCAGTGTCAGCGCCTCTCGCGGGGCGCTCACGCGGGCACTATGCCGACCACCCACCACCAGCAAGGAGATCACCATGAACGTCACACAACTGATTGCCAGCCTCGCTGGCCTGCCGCCCGACGCAATCGTGCGCGTGTTCAGCGTCGATGAACAGGACTGGATGCCGATCAACGATATTGATCATTGCGCCGTGCTGGGTGTCGGCGAGCGCATCGACCTGCGCGCCTACCCTCAACCTGATGAGGACGAGGATGAAGACCCGATGGGCAGCACCTACTGCGAACGCTGCGCCAACCCGCTGGAATCGGGCCAGATCGGGCTGTGCGATAACTGCCAGAACTAACTGACCAGCCACCAAGGAGTTATGCCATGAAAACGACTGACCTTAGATTCTTCCCCGACGCCGGGGCCGTCATCGACTACTGCATCACCGAGCTGCTGGCCACCCTGAACGACGATCTGGCCTCTAGCCAGGATGACGACGCCGAGTCAGAAACCTGCGCCGAACTGGAAGCGAAGATCGCCGATATCGAACTGGTGCAACCCATGATCGAGGCGCTCCCGGCCCACGCCATCCTGGCCGATGCAGTGCGCGACTTCCTCGCCGCCGATGCCAAGCGCGCCAGCGATCCCCGTTTCGATCTGCCGTGGGGCACGCTGCGCCGCGCCTTCGCCAACCTCGCCACCGTCAAAGGAGAATGACCATGCACACCCACCCCAACCTGACCGCATGCGACAACCAGTTCGGCCTGTTCTGCCCGCAGTGCGGGGCCAGCGACCAGCTTGACATCACCGCCACCGTCAAGGTGCGCCTGACTGCGGACGGCACCGACGAGGACCAAGCGCACAACGGCGGCACCGGCCACGAATGGCACGACGAATCGCCCTGCACCTGCCTCGCTTGCGACTATGACGGCACCGTGGCCGAGTTTGAACCGGCCTATCAGGCGGAAAAGAAGGCGATTCAGGACCGTCTGCTCCACCCCGCCAACCTCGCCAAGCTGCCACCGCAGGCGTTCGTTGAGAACACCGGATTGTGCACTGGCCCGCATGGCATCCCGCCTGTCATCAGCGTGACACGCGGCGAAACGGGCTACAACCCGATCTACACCAATATGACCGCCGCTGCGTTGAACGAGGCCAGCGGCGTCACCCCAGCACAAGCCAGAGCCATGTTCAACGGCTCGCTGTTCGGCTGGGGCACGCCCGGTGCCGATCCTGACAACCCGATCAACCAGAAGGACTGAGCCAGTGTCAGCGCCTCTTGACGGGGCGCTGACGCGGGAGCTGTCCCGATCCACCACCCATACGGAGGACACCATGCAACGCTTTGACACTTTCGACGCCGCCTACCTGGCTCACGTCCATCCCAACGACACCGGCCTGCACCCGGCCATGGGCCGCGTGTACGCCATGGTCAAGGCCGGCCAGATCAAATTCGGCTACGAGAACGGCGTGGAGATCGCGCCGCGCTGGCTGAGCCGGATCGAGGCCGACATGGCGCGTTTCAACACGCACCTGCCTACCACCATGCCGGACGATGACGAGGAAGACGAGGACGAGCCGGAATACACCTGCCCAGCGTGCGGCGGGCATACCTTCAAGCTCGACGTGCTGCAATCGGTCATCGTCGAGTTCCTGCCCGATGATGACCATGATGTGCAGGACGGCCCCAGCGGCGACATGGAATGGGACAACGACAGTTACGCTGAGTGCAACGACTGCGCCCACCGTGGCAAGCTGGGCAACATGCAAACCATCACCATCCTCCAAGGAGCCGCACATGAACCAGACTGACGACAAACCGACGCTGTACGCGCTCACCGCGCAGCAACTGCAAGCCATCCGCTTCGCGCTGCGCAATACCGCTGCCTGGATCGACACCAACGACATGTCCGCCGCCATCGACCTGCACTCCGGCGACCTGCTCGCGCTGGCCAAGGAGCTGGGGCAGCCCGGCGTCGTTTTCTGCGACGTGG